TATAGGAACGTATGCGGAATTACAGACTGCTGTGGCAAACTGGTTGGACAGAGGTGATCTCACAGACAGAATAACTGAATTTATTGATTTGACAGAGGCCAGAATGAATCGTGTTCTGCGTCTTCAACTAATGGTTAATGTAGACACTACCACTCTGGGTGGTGCTGCCGCATTAGTGGGTGGTACTAGGGATTACGCCCTACCCTCTGGTTACTTGCAGATGATGGACTTTACCTTGACCACTGACCCGATAACTTCCCTATCTTATATAACGCCAGAAAATATGAATAGGATGTGGGCTGGTAGCCAAAGTGGTCTACCTCAAGCGTATACAATATTTTCAAATAATAGTTCTGGAACGCCTGTGCCAACAGTTAAGTTGGGGCCAGCCCCAGATGGCGCATATACTTATTCTATGATGTTCTATAAAAAGATTGCTGCTCTTACCCCTGCTAATACCACAGAGGCTATGCTTACAGACAATCCAGATATATACTTATATGGGGCGTTAATGGAGGCTGAACCGTTTTTGATGAATGACCAAAGGGTTCAGTTATGGGCTGCAGCTTATCAGGAAGCAGTTACTAATTTACAAGAGCAGGACAATAAAGACCGCCATTCTGGTTCTGCCATGAGAGTTATGAACACTGGCGGATATTATTAAAGGAGTAAAAAACCATGGGCGTAGAAGACGCAACATATATTAGTCAATTCGACAGCACTCTTCCAACTGCTAGTGATGCTGTATCTCAGGGAGATAATCATCTCAGGCTTATAAAGTCTGTATTACAGGGTCAGTTTACCACGTTAGGTGCGGCAGCAGTGACAACTACAGCAGCGGAGCTTAATCTCTTGGATGGGAAAACGACACTGGCCCCAGAGGGGACTGCGGTACTATCTACCGGGGAAACTGGTGGAACCAAATTTCTAAGGGAAGATGGTGATAATAGTTCTTCTTGGCAAGCTGCCAGCGATACCACATATACAGCAGGTGATGGTCTTGATCTAACTGGAACCGCATTCAGTACAGACTTAATGTCTAACGGTGGTCTAGAAATACAGAGCACTGAATTATCCGTATCACAGGGAATCTCGCAATACGATGTGGCGCAGTTTGCTGCCAGTGTTGCTGATAACGACTTCTTGAGGATAGCTACTACCTCAGTAGAAGGGAGAAGCGCGTCTGAAGTGCTATCAGATATTGCCGCTCTGCCACTTGTTGGTGGTGCCATGACGGGTGCTATCACAACTAACTCTACATTCGATGGCATAGATGTTGCAACAAGAGATGCAGTATTAACATCTACTACAACTACTGCTGGAGCAGCTTTGCCCAAAGCTGGCGGGACTATGACTGGGACAATAGCAGCTGATGACCAGCAAATTACAAAACCAAGACTTACAGATTATTCAGAAACTGTTGCCGCAGCGGGTACAAAAACTGCCGCTTTTAATCTTGATTTAGAAAGTGGAAATGTCCAAACCTTAACCATGTCTGGTGGCGGCACTTTTAATATCGGAATTACCAATGCACTTAGTTCTCATTCAAACTCAATAACTATACTGGGAACAAATCTTGGCTCTGTTACAGCTACATTTTATGCAGGAGCACATGATGGCGGTGGAAATAAAGTATATTGGGCTGGTGGTGACGACACTAGTAATAACTTGATGACAGCTTCTGGAACTGATGTAGTCACCTTCACAACCTTTGATGGCGGAACTAAATTTTATGGTTTTGTTGCTGGGAAGGAAATGACAAACGCATGAGGATGATATTATGCCACTAGGAGCAAATAAAGCCGCAATGATGGGAGCAGCAGGAGCCGTTTTCTCAGCAACCGGCGGCAATTCGATTGTTGAGTACACTGATGATTCCGTAGCTTATAAAGCGCATATCTTCACATCATCGGGGACGTTTGAAATTGTATCGGGCGAAGCCACAATTCAATATCTCGTTGTCGCTGCTGGCGGCGGCGGTGGTGGACATGGTAGTTACGGAGATTGTGGCGCTCGTTGGGGCGGTGGCGGTGGCGGTGGTTATCGTTCCTCAATATCGACTGATTCCTACAGTGGCGCAAACAGCGCTCTTGAATCGACGCTTGCATTAAGTGAGGGCGAGTATACCGTCACGATTGGTGCGGGTACGGCTTCAAATGGTGGCCCAACTGGTGGGGATACGGTTTTTAGCACGATTACCTCAGAAGGCGGCGGTGGTGGAGCGGGATACGGGTCAGGCTCTGGCAAAAACGGAGGATCAGGCGGCGGCGCTCTACATAGTTCAAGTTCATACGGATCAGGCACAGCACTCCAAGGATTTGATGGCGCATCAGGCGCGTCATGTATCGGTGGCGGGGGCGGTGGGGCCGGAGGCGCGGGGAGTGGCAGCACTGGTGGAGCAAGTTTAAGTTCTGATGCAACTGGAAGCACTGTTACCTATTCAGCGGGTGGTGGTGGTGGCGGTGGTGCACAAAATTGTAACACTGGCGGAGGTGGAAACACCGGAAACGGCAGTTCTGGATGCACAGGTGGTGGAGGACAACTATCGGCTGATGGAGTTGTAGTTGTGAGGTATACGATATGAGTTATTTTGCATTAATTAAGTGGGATGATGAATCGCGTTCTGAAGGAACGGTTACTAACTATATTGTCGCAAGCGATGATAACATTAATTCTGGAAACTTTGGCCCTATTGAAAATTTTATCAAGGATGTTGATCGTACTGGCGGTAAAAACCTCCGCTACGAATCAGCAAGAGGAAAATTTTACCAACGCGCACCCTATCCAAGTTGGGTTCTCGACACGGAAACATTTACTTGGGAGTCGCCAGTGCCTATGCCTCCTGATGGCGTAGTTGGATGGGGATTTTATGAATGGAATGAACAGTTTCAACGATGGGATGAAGTGGAAGTCCCAGAAGGGGAAGGCTTTGATGCTCCTAACTATGAATTAAAATAAGATGTTTATCGTAGATCAAGATTTCCTTTCGACAGAGCAGAAAGCGCATATCGACAATGTAATTTTGCAAACGAACTTTCCATACTATCTTCAAGAAGAAGCAGCACCGGGTGATGGAAATCCGGGGATGTGTCATATCGGTTTAGCTCGACCTGAACTGCGTCCAGAAGGCAGTGGACAATTTGATTATAACTCCGATTTTGGGCCTTTTGCTTATCAGATGCTTTATGCGTTTACGAAGAATAACGATATTAAGATCGAGGAGATGTACAGAGCGGCAGTAAATATTTCCTTCAATACATCATCCGGGCGATCAGGAACCCATGTTGACCATGAGTTTGATCACTCGATGTTGGTTATTTACCTGAACGATCCAGAAGATAAAGATTCCGACACCGTTATATTTTATAACGATACTGAGCATCGAGTAAAACCTGAAAAATTCAAAGGTGTGTGTTTTGACACTGTACCCCATTACGCCACTTTTCCTAGATTTGGAGTAAGAGTGACAGCGGCGATCTCATTTAAGAAATCTTGTGCTTTAAAAATTGTTTGACAGAGGACGGAACACAGATGGCAATAACTAGTAGAAAATGCAAGCTGGCTTGTGAGGCCGTAGCATGGCTCTAATTCCTATAGACAATGTAGGTGAAATTGGGATTGTTAAGGATATAAATCCTTGGCAACTGCCGCCTAATGTCTGGTCTGAAGGGAATAATGTAAGGTCTGAACACGGCGCTATACAAAAATCTCCGGGTTATTTAGAGGTCATGGAGTCTTGTCCAATAGACCCTTATTACATAACTAATTTGGAAGCTGGGACTTCCAGTTATTGGATAGTTGGTGGACTTACGACAATATACGTCTGGAATGGTTCAGCGTGGGCAAATATTTCGGGTGGAGCCTATAGCGCAACCGCCGCAGAGAACTGGACATCTACTGTTCTTGGCGGAATCCTAATTATGGCTAATGGTTATGATAATCCCCAATTCTGGGCGTTAGGGGCTAATGGATTGCCTTCTACAAGCACTAACATGGCAGACTTGACTGCGTGGCCAACCAGTCCGGTTTCAGAATGCTTTTCATTGAGGGCATTTCGTTCATTTCTAATTGCGCTTAATGTAACCAAGTCAGCAGTAAATTATCCTAACCTTGTGAAGTGGTCTACAGAAGCGGCTACTCAGACAGTACCCTCCTCATGGGATGAAACTGACGCAACCGTAGATGCTGGTGAATACTCCTTGGAAGACAGTAAAGGAAAAATCTTAGATGGCCTTCCCCTTGCTGACTCCTTTATGATCTATAAGGAAGATTCAACCTATATGATGACGTATATTGGTACTCCATTCATATTTGCTTTCAGACAAATTAGTCCGAATGTCGGCGCACTAACTAAGAACTGTGTCGCTGAGTTTGATGGCGGTCATTTTGTATTTGGAAATGGAGATATGTATATTAATGATGGTCAGAAACTGACTTCTCTTTTGCCACATAAAATGCGTGACCACGTATTTAATAATATATCTGGGGACGATTACGAAAAAGCATTTGTTGTTGCAGATTACGGAAATACAGAAATGTGGGCTTGTTATGTATCTCAGTCTAATACAACCAATGCACAATGTGATAAAGCCCTAGTCTGGAACTGGTCTAATGGTACATTCACCGAAAGAGATTTACCTAATCTTGGGTTTATAGGGTATGGAACAGAGGGAAATCCATTGGCTCCGGGTTCTTGGAATTCGGCAACTACCAACTGGAATACTGATACATTAAACTGGAATCAATCTGCAACTACATCTTTCTTCAATCTTGCTGGTAAAACATTGGTACTGGCCTCTCCAACAAATAGAAAAATATTTAGGCATGAAACTGGTAATACAGAGGACGGCACTAATATGACAAGTTATATCCAGAGAACTGGATTAACAATAGATGAGCGGGGGAACCCAGATCAGGCTATGGTAAAACATATATCTTCTGTCTGGCCTAAAATGACGGTAAATCCTGACTCTGAGGATGATGCAGTTAATGTTTATGTTGGCTCCCAAATGTCAACTGAAGACTCTATTACTTGGGAGGGTCCATATACATTTAATCCTGATGAACAATCCAAGGTTCCCGTTAGAGTTACAGCGAAGTATAGAGGTGTAAAATTTGAATCTACGACTGATACCACTTGGAGATTAGATGGTTATGCGTTAGACATAAGGAATGTAGGGACAAGGGGATCGGTAGAGAGATAATGGCTACTTACGCTGATAGGGTAGTAAAGTCTGTAACACATTATGAACCGGGTCCATTGCCTCTTGATAGTGAAGACCTTGGGTTATATGTTGTTAATGAGTTGAAAAGAATTGGCGATGTATTTTTCAACCAAGCTACCTTTAGATTGGAAAGAACCAATGTCGCACCTACCAGACCTAGAGAGGGTGATGTAAGATACGCAGATGGAACAAATTGGAACCCCGGATCAGGAGAGGGAATTTACTTCTTTAAAAAAACTACCAGCGCATGGGTAAAACTTTGAA